GTTGAGAACCACTTCAGCAATCTCCGAGATGCTGTCTAACGCAACCGATTGGAACTCCTTAGCCTCGGCGCTGCCGTTCAACCACTTGTACGCCTCCCTAAGATCATCCATGCTAGTGATCTCAATGAACGGCAGATTGGTATCGGCAATCGATAGCAACCCACCCTCTGCGCTTAAGATGACCGGCGTAGGTAACGTTGGGATCAAACTGGTCTTGCCGGCACCTGCCTGGCCGTACACCAGCAATTTCACCGCCTGCGCGGTGGCTTCCTTGGTTCGTTTAAGTTTGATCGCCATATCAAATCCCTCCTGAAAGGGCGTAGAACAGGCCGGCACCTGCGGCGATGCCAATCAGCAGTGATACCACTGCGGTGACCCAGAGCGGGTCTTGGTAGTCTTTGTCTTCCATAAGTTCTCCTTGTTTGATGGAAAAACCCATCCACAAACGCCCTGAGTCAGGCGCTTATAGTTAAATTTTTTGCTTCAACCTGCTTGTACTCATCCCATCTTGTTGAGTTGATCGTTGACAACACTTTGTACTGAGCGTGTAAAACTTCAATCTCTCCAAGCAACATGGACTTCTCCCTGCCTGATAGTTTGATAACTTTTTTTTCTGCTCGGCCTAACTTACGCAAAACTTCAGAGGCAGCTTCCGCTGATTGCGCCCAGAGAGACCTTGCAAGATCTAATTCGTAGCTAATTTCAATCATTTTTAAACTCCTGATTGGTTCGTTTAATTTGTAATGTCGGCGCTGAGAACGCAGTCAAAGTTAGTCTTTTGTTTTACTTCTTTCATCGTGTCAAAAGCCTGGACGATGCAATCAAGGCTATCGCGCCAAATGTAACTATCGTAGAGGGTCACGACGATGCTCCCTCCGTGTTTGCGTTCGTCAACAATGCGACGTACCCAAGGCTTCGCATCAAGAATTTTTTGGAAAGTTTTTTGCATTTTGTGGCTCCTTATCTTTACTTGATGATGTAGGCAGGAACGTTTTCGTTGGCGTAGACTTTGACGCCGCCGCGTGGTCCGATCTGTGCCATCAGAAAGAGGTTTTTTTCGTGCTGGTTGATTTCTTCGTTAGAAGCAATCAGGAAGATAGCGTCGTTTTTTTCTTCAACGCTGAAAACCATGACGCCGTTTCTTGCCGAGAAGTCGGAATAGCGGTTGTAACGATCAAGGCTGTTGGTCAGTTTTTGCACCGTTGCTGCCTGGGCTGCGTTCATCTTGGTCATCTCTGTTTTGCTGCACCGTCTGGCCATCAGTTCGTGCAGTTGTTGCTACTTTACCCGTTTCACTTTAGAGTGTCAACACCAAGTTTCAACCGGAGTGGAAAAAAAGTGACAACAGAGGAAGCGATCCAGCATTTTGGTAGCCTGAAGCGGCTAGCAGATGCTCTGGGGGTGTGGCCCCAGGTGATCTACAGGTGGGGGGAACACCCGCCGATGGCCCGTCAATACGAGATTGAAGTCAAGACAGAGGGGAAGTTGCGTGCAGACCATGAGCAAGATTGAAGCAGCGCTGCGCTACGCAGAATGGGGTTGGTGCGTCCTGCCCGTAGTACCAAACGGCAAGATCCCGGCCACCGCCCACGGTGTCAACGACGCGACTAAAGACCCAGAGCAGATTAAGCGCTGGTGGGCGCAGAACCCGAACTTAAATATTGGCATTGCTTGCGGCAGCGCCAGCGGGATCGTGGTGTTTGACATTGACCCACGCAACGGCGGTGACCAAAGTTGGGAACGGTGGGTGTCCGATCACGGGCCTATGCCAGACGGCGCAATGGCGTTGACCGCGGGAGGTGGGCAACATTACTTGGCGTTACACGAAGATAGCGTCAGATCGTGCAAGTTAGCCGACGGTATCGACCTGCTGTCAGACGGGCGCTACTTCTTGGTTTACCCGTCAACCATCGAGGATCGCGCTTACGAATGGGAAGCGTCCAGCGATCCGTTTGATGGCGTAGCGCCAGCCAGAATCTTAGAGCCGTGGATGCCGCATCTCGGGCGTCGCAAGGTGGCACCGACCACCAGCGGCGATCTGATCCAAGGTAACCGTAACGATGGCTTGACTAGCCTCGCAGGTGCAATGCGGTCGTTCGGGATGACCGAAGCCGAGATTCTGGCTGCGATCAGCGTGGCTAACGAAACCCGTTGTGAGATCCCACTGCCATCAAGCGAGATAAAACAGATTGCGCGCTCCGTGGCACGTTACGAACCAGACGGGGATGTGGCGGCAAGCGCCGCAATCGGCTCAGAGGCCGCAGAAGCGCTTCTGGCAGAGCCGCCCACATCAGACTACTTCCTGACCCGCGCAACGTCGTTTCTGGGCCAACCAAGCCCTGTGCCGTGGATTGTGAAGGGTTGGCTTCCCGCATATGCCACAACCATGATGTACGGTGAGAGCGGAGTGGGGAAAACTTTCGTTGCGTTGGATATGGCTTGCTCGATTGCAGCAGGACTGCCTTGGGGCGGCATCAAGACTAAGCCGGGGACCGTGGTGTATCTGGCAGGTGAGGGTAACTACGGGATGCGGCAGCGCGTGGCTAGTTGGTGCAAGCGTAACAACCTGACCAGTTTGGACAATTTGCTGATTAGCAACAAGGCGCTGGACATGGACGCACCGGGCGCGGCAGCGCACGTGATCGCGGCAGTCCGGGCGCTGACCTCGGAACCAGTGGCACTGGTCAATATTGACACCCTTAACAACCATATGTCAGGGGACGAAAACAGTGCCAAAGACACGCGGGCGATGATCAATGCTTGTAACGTGGTCTCAATGGCTCTCAGTGCAACGACCATGCTTATCCATCACCTAGGACACAACAGCGAGGCAAAACAGCGTGCGCGGGGTTCTAGCGCGTGGCGCGGGGCATTGGACGCGAGCATCTTGGTTCACGGCAAAAGCCACGAGATCATTGTTAGCTGCACCAAACAAAAAGACGCGCCAGTGCCAGCAGATCGGTACGGGTGTTTAAGCCCGGTAGATCTAGGGTGGCAGGACGAGGATGGGTTGCCGCTGCCTGGTGCCGTGTTTGAGATGTTCCAAGAGGGCGACCTTCGTATCCCTCAACCAAAGGATGACAAGTTGGCAGAGCACAAGACCAACTTGGAGCGAGCGTGGTTTGTTGGTGGTGCAGAGATCGTAGATGAGATGCCCTACGTTAGCCGGGAGGCGTTTAAGACGTTTCTGCTTGAGCAAGGTGTCAAAACCACGGTGGTCGATCAGCACCTCAAGGCGTCAGCCAGGTCTGGGATGATCATTAAGGATCTGACGGATGCTGAAATAATAGGCAAACACGATAAAGGGTGGTTGGTTAAAGATACAGTGTTAGCGTCTAAACTCATTCTAAAAGTTAGTCCGTAACAACCGTAACACGCCGTAACACGGCGTAACATGTTACGGCGGCAAAGGCGTTTTTACCGTAACGTAACGTAACACACTCTTAGAGTGTTACGGTGTTACGGTACGATGCGGGCTGTTACAGTGCTTGAAGGTTTCACTTTGAGGAGAAAATGACGAAATGGAGAAAATCGAAAAGTCAGTTCAAGAAAAGAAGGCAAGAGGAGGCGCTCGACCCAACTCAGGGCGCAATCCGTTTGAGCCAAATGATAAGGATCGGGAGATGGTTGAGAAGCTGGCTAATTGGGGCGTCGCCGAGCATCACATCGCACCGCTGATCGGCGATGGCATAAACACGACCACGCTGCGCAAGTACTTCATGACGGAACTCGAGCGCGGACGCGCCAAGGCGAGCGCTGGCATAGGGCAGACGCTCTTCCAGAAGGCAATGGCCGGCGACGTGGCGAGCCTGATCTGGTGGACGAAGACGCAGATGCGCTGGACCGAAGCACCGCGCCAGATCGAACTGAGCGGCAATATCTCCATCACCGACGCGCTCGCCCAGGCGCAGGCTAGGTTGATTGAGGCTGAGATCGTCGAGATGGACGCGCCGTTACTCGGCGTAACAGATGCTGTTACGGCTGTTACGGTTGACGTTACGCCTGTTACGGTTGAGTACGTTGGGGGTAACAATGGGGGTAACATCACCGACCGCGGCGAGGAAAACGCAATGAAATCAAGGGGTTAGGCCAATGATTTGATTCCCCGTCCGGCTACCGAACCGGGTCCGGCGGGGCCAACCTAGGGTTTTCCCGTACCGACTGAGGGGGCCGGGTAGGGCCGGCGGCGACCGGTTACAGTAACGGTGGCCCCGCACTAATTTTTTTTTATTTTTCCAAATGCAAAAAACTCGTTATAGCGCCGAAGACGAACAGATCCTGATGACCAAGTTGTGGTCACCAACGATTGCGGACAACCCCGAGGCGTTTGTATTGTTCGCGTTTCCGTGGGGACAAGCAAACACGCCGTTAGCTAAGTTCAGCAGGCATAGGAAATGGCAGCGCGAGATCTTGCGAGACATTGCCAAGCACATCAAAGACAACCAAGGCCAGGTTGATATGCAGACGCTGCGCGAGGCGGTATCGAGCGGGCGGGGGATTGGCAAGTCTGCGCTGGTGAGTTGGCTGATCCTGTGGATGCTGACAACCCGCATTGGTTCCACGGTGATCGTGTCGGCAAATAGCGAGAGCCAGTTACGCTCGGTGACTTGGGGCGAGTTGACCAAGTGGCAAGCGATGATCATCAACAGCTATTGGTGGGAGATCAGCGCAACGAAGATTGTGCCGGCGCAGTGGTTGACCGAACTGGTTGAGCGCGATCTAAAGAAGGGGACGCGCTATTGGGCGGCAGAAGGCAAATTGTGGAGCGAGGAAAACCCAGACGCCTACGCCGGGGTCCACAACCATGACGGCATGATGCTAATTTTTGACGAAGCGTCAGGGATACCAGATCCGATCTGGGCGGTGGGTGCCGGGTTCTTTACCGAGAACATCTTGGACCGGTATTGGTTCGCGTTTAGCAACCCACGGCGTAACAGCGGGTATTTCTTTGAGACATTCCACGGCAAGCGGGATTTCTGGAAGGGCAAGCAGATTGATGCGCGGGAAGTGGAGGGAACGGACAAAAACACCTATGAGCAGATCATCGCCGAGTACGGTGAAGATTCCCCGCAGGCCAGAGTTGAGGTGTACGGCGAATTCCCGGCAAGTGGCGATGACCAGTTTATTGGTCCGCGCCTGGTAGATGACGCGATGCAGCGCGAGAAGTACAAGGATTCAACCGCGCCGATTGTCATTGGGGTTGACCCGGCTCGCGGGGGATTAGATGCCACGGTGATTGTGGTGCGCCAAGGCCGGGATATTGTGGCAATCAAGCGGTTCCGAGGCGACGACACGATGACCACGGTGGGCAATGTGATTGACGCGATTGAGGAATACAAGCCAACGCTGACGGTTATTGATGAGGGCGGTCTAGGGTATGGAATACTTGACAGGTTAACGGAGCAAAGGTATAAGGTGCGTGGGGTGAACTTTGGTTGGAAAGCCAAGAACCCGGTAATGTGGGGCAATAAGCGGGCAGAGATGTGGGGTGCTATGCGGGACTGGTTACGGTCTGCAAGCATTCCGAAGGATCGGCAGTTAAAGGCTGATCTGGTCGGACCCATGAAGAAGCCAAATAGTGCCGGTACGCTCTTTCTTGAGGGAAAGAAAGAAATGAAGGCTAGGGGGTTGGCGAGTCCTGATGCTGCTGATGCGTTGGCAGTGACGTTTGCTTACCCTGTGGCGCATCGAGAATACAAAGAGCCGCCTAGGACGTTACGGTCTAGTGGGTCTACAATCTCTGGATCTTGGATGGGTTCGTGATATGTTATCTTTCCCCTATCATTTTTAACGCATAGCATTTATATGTTAAAAAAATCTGCATCGCCCAAGGCGTTCAAAGAGAACATCAAGACTGAAGTAAAGGCTGGTAAGCCAGTCAAACAGGCAGTCGCAATTGCCTACGCTACCAAGCGTGAAGCGGCGAAAAAGAAATGAGTAAGCCCGGACTTTATGCCAACATCCACGCCAAGCAAGAACGCATTAAGGCTGGTTCTGGCGAGAAGATGAACAAGGTTGGCAGCAAGAATGCGCCAACTGCCAAAGACTTTAAAGAGTCTGCAAAGACGGCCAAGAAGAAGTGAAGAAGGTTTCTTTATCTGTTGGTCGCGGCGAGAAGTTGCCGGTTAGCAAAGGCGCGGGGCTAACGGAAAAGGGACGCGAGAAGTACAACGCTGCGACTGGTAGCAACCTAAAGGCACCAGCGCCAAACCCCAAGACTGAAGCGGATAAAGGCAGGAAGTCTAGCTTTTGCGCTAGAATGGAAGGGGTTGTAGCCCACGCAAAAGGTGATGCGGAGCGGGCTAAGGCGTCACTTAAACGCTGGAAGTGTTAATGGCATCTGATTACACCGGAATTAACGCTGTTGGCAACGTCGCGTTGGGTGGCAAACCACTCAAGAGCGACTCGGATGTGTTGTCAACGGCGCGGGATCGCTTGTCGATGGCAATCTCGGCGTATTCCGAATCCCGTGAAGATGAGTTAGACGATTTGCGTTTCTACGCAGGCTCGCCCGATAACCAGTGGCAGTGGCCGGCAGATGTGCTGGCTACCCGCGGTGCGGTACAGGGTCAAACGATCAATGCGCGGCCATGCCTGACGATCAACAAGCTGCCGCAGCACGTCCACCAGATTACCAACGACCAGCGCCAGAACCGGCCTAGTGTTAAGGTCATCCCGGTTGATGACAACGCTGACGTTGAGGTTGCCAAGATTTTCAACGGCATGGTGCGTCAC